CTATGAATGGAAACATCGACACTCTCCGAAATGAGATACTCAATTTTGCCTCAGCCGTCAGTTTGTCTGGTGGAAGAAAGTATGTTATCCTAGATGAGGCAGACTATCTCAACGCTAACTCTACGCAACCTGCACTTCGCAACTTCATGGAAGAATTTTCCAGAAACTGTGGATTTATTCTCACTTGTAACTTCAAGAACCGTATTATCGAGCCTCTACACTCAAGGTGTTCGGTAATTGACTTTAAGATTAGCAAGAAGGCAATGGCCAAACTTGCTACTCAGTTCTTTAAGCGTGTAACTACTATTCTACAATCTGAGAACATTGAGTTTGATCAGAAGGTTGTTGCCGAAGTAATCAATAAGCATTTTCCGGATTGGCGTCGAGTTCTTAACGAGCTTCAGCGTTATTCAGCAACAGGCAAGATTGATTCTGGTATTCTTGCGAATATGACTGAATCTTCTATTAAAGAATTAGTCGCTTTCCTTAAAGATTCTAATTATACTGAGATACGTAAATGGGTTAAGAATAATCTAGATACGGATGTTAATTATCTTTACAATCAGTTCTATGATATTTCTTCTGATATTTGTTCAAAGCAAACAGCCCCTGTAATGGTTTTACAGTTAGCAAAATATCAATATCAAAATGCTTTCTCGGCTAATCCAGAAATTAACTTCTTGGCCTTTCTAGTAGAGGTAATGATTAATTGCGAGTTCGTCTGATGGCTAAGTTTTTAGACGTAACTCTACATGAAAGAAAAGAACCGAAACCAGAAATTAAACAAGACAAACCAAGGTATGATTGGCGCTATGAAAATTCAATTACCTCTGGGAAAAAAACGATTGAGGTGGATAATGATTATTCTCAATGGAGAACTAATAACATTCTTTCGAATTACAGGGAAACCATTCTCTACGCCAACGAAATGAATATTAATTATAATGTAACAGATCAAATGCATTATGATTACATGTTTAATTCAATTCGTAAAAAGAAAATGTATTCTAAGAAAGAAACTGATCAAGAAAAGAAGGAACGTAAGCATAAGGAAGAACTCCAGTCCCTAGTTTCTGATTATTATAAATATAATATTGTGCGCACTAAAGAAGCATTGAAGATACTTAATGACGAGCAGATAAATGATATCAAGATTCGTATGTCTAAGGGAGGGGTTTCTTAGACTTGTATGGACCACGTTTTTTTCTAACGTAAGGTTTGTATGGTCCTCTTTTTTGCCCAGTCCTCGTTTTTGACATCTTGGACTTAGTTTGTTCTGATAGTACTCTTTTGGGTCTATCTTTGTAATGTCCAAGATCTTTTCGATGTTTTTTGATGGCTTCTACTTTAACATAATCAATATACTGTGAAGTGTCGCCACCATCTCCTTCTTCTGGTCTGATATTAGCCCAATCATCTGATTCGACTATGTTATACAGATTAGAATAATAAATGGCTTTTTGTTTGAATATGTCTTTATCTTCTGTCTGAAATAAGATTTCTGTGGTAATGTCTACGCCATGTTTTTTCAGATGATTCAGCCATCTTTTGCCAGAACCATTATAAACGAAAGGATCTTGTACTGTTTTGCCTAGATATTTCAGGCCAGTTATATTGTGGATTTTGACGTATAAATATATCATGCTGGGTCTCCTTTTCAGACGTAGAGTCAGTGGGACGGCCATCCGCGACTGACAAATCTATTTATATAAATATAAGGCTACGGGTAACCGAGCAGAATGAAATATATTAAGCAAAAACAAGAAAAGGTTGAAAGTTATGAATGAACTGCTCGACACGCTAGTAGAGGTACGTATAGCTGAAGAAGAAGATTTTCTTAAGATCAAAGAAACCTTAACCCGTATTGGGGTTGCTTCTCGTAAAGAGAAAAAACTTTATCAATCATGTCATATCTTTCATAAACAGGGCAAATATTACATAGTCCATTTCAAAGAGATGTTTTCTATTGATGGTAAACCATCTAATTTCTCCGATGAAGATAAAGGACGTCGTAATAAAATAATTCAACTATTACAAGAATGGGGATTGCTCAAAGTTATTGAACCAGAGCGTATTGAAGATCCATTAGCTTCAATGAGTCAGATTAAAATCATTAACCATAAAGAGAAAAATGATTGGACTCTAGAGGCAAAATATAACATGGGTCGTAAAAAGAAATAATGGAAAGGTGATATATTATGTGGCCATTTAAAGTTGAAAGAAAAATTAATACTCCAGCCGAAGAGAGATTGGAACAGATTAAAAATATTCTGTTTCCTCCTTCAAGATTAAACGAAGAACTAGATAAAGATGGTTCTGTTTATAAATGGCAAATTGATTATTCAGTTGATATGAACTTAGATGCTGCTCTTATGGATCTAGAAGAAGGTAATAATGATCAAGCAGTTCATAACACAATTAAAGACATCAGTAAAAGACTAACAAGCGTTAGAGATTTACTCGAAGCTCATATGGAATTAGATCCTGAGGCCAGATATATTATGGTCGAAAGTAGTAGGGATAATATGAATGTCGAAGATATCTGAACAAAAAATTAATAAAATACTCGAAGCTCTTGAACAAATGATTGATGCAAGATACGAATATTTACAAGAGAAAAATTATGAGAATCATTATCATAGTAGAAAAGTTCTAGAGGAAAAATATAATCCTTGCAAAGAGCTCTTCGAGAAGCTATTAAAAGATATTTGACTTTTTTCTAGATATAGGGTATAATAAAAGAACATAGGAGTTCGCCCATGTCTATGCATATTCTTCCAGCTTTTTATACTACAAATAACACTCGTAAACGTAAACGAAAGACAGAAAAAAAGATATCGGCTCACGATATCTGGTTGTTAAATAAGGGTCTTCATCCAGACCAGATTCGCGGAAAGAAAACTGTTGACTTATCGTGGAAAAAGCGGTATAATGATGATATGATGGTTGATCGTTCTACTAAAGAATACGATAGTAAACAGTTAGTTGCTGGAGATTGTTCTAAACGAGACATCATGACCAATCTTCATAAAGAGCCAAAGCATGTTCAAGACGCTATTTTAGAGAAAGCATCGCGAGTTATGCCCCTCTATAATAAGGGCGGACTACAGCTTCTTTCTCCGAAAGACGATCTTACCCAGATCGGAACTAAATCAAGAAGAGGATAAACATTATGGCGCTTCCTAAGTTGAACGAAATGATAGAGAAAGTAAACGATAGCGTTACAGTATATCGTTATGATAATGGTTGGATGGTAGAGCTTTCAGGAGAAGATAGTAGCGAAGAATGGGTTACTAAAAAACTCGTTTGTCCTGATCTAAAAAATGTCTTGACTTTACTAGAAGAATATAGTAAGATTAAGTTACGGTAAAAAATGGGAGATACGGATATGAATATGATCGAAATCCAACTTCAAGACGAATCTGGTAATTGGCGTACATATTCGTGCACTCAAAATATTCCACTCCTCTATCGGGATGGGATGCGTCAGCTGCAATGGCAGTTTCCGAATGCTCGGATTCGTGCAGTTGATTCGAATGGTCGAGTTGTCGACATCTTTTAATACAATATGGAGAAATATATAATGGTTGCTAATGCTACTCAAGTTGAGAAGGTTTTTACTGCTCTCGTAGAACGTGGTGAGGAGCTAACTGCTTCGCAAATCACTTCTCGTTATGGTGTTGCTAATCCGCATGATGCTGTTTATCAGATCCGTCGTATGGGTTATGCTATCTATCTTAATGACCGTAAGAACTCAAAGGGTGAAGTTACACAGAAGTATCGTGCAGGTAAGCCATCACGTTCTTTGATCGCTGCTGGTTATCGTGCACTAGCTGCTGGTATTTAATAAAATAAAGGGAGGTGCGATCCCCCTTTATTCCCCGATAGCTCAGCTGGTAGAGCAAGGCACTGTTAATGCCTGGGTCGGAGGTTCGAGTCCTTCTCGGGGAGCCACTATAGGTTGGTCGCTATAAATAGACTCGTGTGGGCCAAAGGTTAGCCCATTTCTTATGGAGATAAAAGATGAAAAAAAAGCTACTTGTGTTACTTACAGTTTTTGGTCTTACTTTTGCTACCATCGCTCCAGCTAATGCTTGGGGATATGGTTATGGTGGATACGGATACGGTGGTGCTTATCTAGGAGCATTGGCTGGTGGTGCGTTACTTGGCGGAATTATTGGTGGATTAGCTGGCGGTGGATATGGTTACGGATATGGCCCATATTATAATCCTTACGCTTATCCTAAGTATTATGGACGTTCTTATCCATATGCTAATACTCCTTACTATAATTATTACGGTAATGGTGGTTATTACTACGGGTGGTAAAATGAAAAAAATTCTATTAACTCTCGCTATTCTCCTAACAGTTCCTGCTTACGCTCAAGATAATATTGACGTTTGTAATAACTGCAGGATTACTTACGTACAACCAAAAAGAGTTATAAAGAAAGTAGTTCAGCCAGTAGTAGTTCCTCCTCCTTACGCAGTGGAATACGTTCCAGCTGGGCCAGGACCAATAAGTTCAACAATTCCTGTTCCGGTACCAGTTCCTATTAGACCAGTACCTATGGTTCCTACATATAATTACGTTCCAACTCCAGAGGCATCTAATATATATTCTCCTCCTGGATATCCTACGAATGTTCCAGTTGCATCTAGTCCTAATGGATGTGCTATGTATGTTGATCCATATGATCTTTTCGGACAACTTTTTGGGGGCGCTGATTTGGTTCAGAGTTGTTGGCGTCCTGCCTATTAAAATAATGCTGGCATAGCTCAGACGGTAGAGCAGTTGATTTGTAATCATCAGGTCGTGGGTTCGATTCCTGCTGCCAGCACCACTAAAGGATTTTTTATGGATTATAATCAACATAGAACATCAGCAATTATTAAGATCGTTTGTTTCTTTCTTTTGATGATTATTTCTGGATTTGTTCTACAAGACCTTTATCAATTTGGATAATTATTATGGAACTTCATTCTGTATTTCCTACAGCTGTCATAGAAAACCATCTTAATAGAGATTTTACTTTAGAAGAATTAAAGTTTGTAGATGAGTGCGGAAAAGAATGCACGAAAAATATGGGGAACTTGACAAGCAAAAATAGAACAATTTTAGAACATGAATCTATGAAATCCATTAGAGATTTCGTAATGGTTCACGTTAATTATTATATCGACAATATTATTAAACCGCAAAATATAATATATCCATACATAACGCAATCTTGGTTTAATTATACAAAGCCAGGAGAATTTCATCATAGACACGCTCATCCTAATAGTTATTTGTCAGGGGTTTTATATTTTAATGCTGATGGATCTAGTGATAAAATAAATTTTCATAGAGAGTGGTCTGGGTTTTGTTTAGACGTTCCTACTAAGGAAGGTTCGGATTATAATACGGGTTCAATGTGGTTATCTGCCAAGACGGGAAAACTATTAATCTTTCCTTCTAGATTAACTCACGATGTTTCAGTAACAGAATCAAAAGAAACAAGAATTAGTTTGTCCTTTAATACCTTTTTGAAAGGTGATATTGGAGACGAAAACTCTTTAACGGGTTTAAGATTAGATTAAGCGGGTATAACTCAGGGGTAGAGTGTCAGCCTTCCAAGCTGTTCGTCGCAGGTTCGAATCCTGTTACCCGCTCCAAACTTTAGGATGTCATATGAGAAATATATTAATGTGTGAACCAAAATATTTTGATGTTTCGTATGACATCAATCCATGGATGACTGGTAATTCTGGTAGAGTAGATCAAGAATTAGCGTATAGTCAATGGCATGATCTTTATAGTTGTATTGGTGGTGTGATTAATATTAAATTGATCGATCCATATCCAGGACTCCCTGATATGGTCTTTACCGCCAACGCTGGTTTCTTTAAAAGAAAACATAATATGGTCTATGTCTCTAAGTTTAGAAACAAAGAGCGCACAGGCGAAGAAGAGCACTTCATTAGCTGGTTTATTATGAACGGCTATGCGGTGTGTCAACCTAAGATACACTATGAAGGTGAGGGCGACCTATTAAAAGGCGAAGATCATATACACTGGTTTGGACATGGTTTTAGGTCTGATCGTAAAGTTAAGAATACTTTTCCTTTTACAGAATTCCATAACGCTAAACATTTAGAAATGGTAGATCCTCGATTCTATCATCTAGATACTTGCTTCATGCCATTGAAGAATGGTGGTGGAGTATTATGGTATCCTGGAGCGTTCTCTGAAGAATCTCAGGAGAAGATCCGTAAGAATACTGTAAAGAAACTTTCTATCGAAGTTACAGAAGAAGAAGCACTGACTTTCTGTTGTAATGCTGTTATCATTAAGAATAACGTGTTTATGCCAAGATGTAAATCTGTTATGGGCAAATTAGAAGATTTAAGGTTCTATGTTCGTCAGTTTAATATGTCAGAATTTATGAAGTCTGGTGGCGCATGTAAGTGTTTGGTTATGTTCTTAGACTAAAAATAGACCATTCTAGATATATAAATATTAAAAACTTCTAGAAGGTCGTAACATGCCAAATAACAAATATAATATTGACATGAATCAGGGCGATACTTTCTCGCTCAATCTTACCTTAAAACAATCTAACGGTGCTTTGAAAAGTCTTTCTGGTTATACTGCACGTATGCAGATTAGACCTTCTTATCAATCAAATACGGTCACTGAAAGTCTCTCTACAGCAAATAGCGAGATTTCAATCAACACATCCACTTCTACAGTATCATTACTATTATCAGCAGCAAGAACAGCTAATATTCATGTTGATATGGATAATGGAATGCCTCCAAGAACAAAATATGTTTATGATTTAGAACTTATTGATGGAAGCTCTAATGTCTCTAAATTAGTCTACGGAGAAGTCACCGTTTATGGTGAGGTAACTCGTTAATGTGTAACGTAGAGATAATTGTTGTTCCTGTTTCGAATGTTATTTGTTTAGATACTTATTCGAATACAACAATACAAACGTGTAATACAATAATCGAGATAAGTTCGAAAAAATATTTTGTTTGATTTTTTTTAATGTAGTATAATTATATTATGATAAATCCTCGCGACGAAAAGTTTATGGCGTTCACTCGTCGTATGGCAATCAATCATTTTAAAATTAAGAAGGTAGTTTACTCTACTGATGATGATTATAGTTATGTGGAACTAACTCGTAAAGATCTCTAATACTTTATCAACATATTGTTTTCTATCTTTTACAAAAAGCTGTGGTTCTTCATGATCCACAGCTATCATCACAGCAATTTGAGGAATAGCTATTTTATATATCCACTCAAACATCATAGAATAAACCGTTGTCTGAAGGAAATAGGACTCGATCCATTCTTCTTTTTTAAGTTTACGGGAAGTCTTAAAGTCAATCACTGAAGGAACTCCGTCGAACTCTGCAATAAGATCACAACGTCCAGCTGTTTTTAAAGCAACAGAATAAAGAGGAGTTTCAATACCAAGAATATTATCTACGTGTTTATCTAAAAGCGTTTGAATACTTTTAAAAGAATCAATTCCAGAAGGCATAGAATCCCGAAGATAGTTCTCTTCATTGAGGACATAACGTTCTGCGATCGAATGTACGGCGGTTCCACGACGAGCAGCTTGTGTAGAAATCTTTTGAGCTTCAGCTTCGCCAACCTTTTTTCTCCATTCTAGTAGAGCAGTTTTATCTAACTTATCTGACAAAACAGTTGTTACCGAGCGAAATTTCTCTCCACTCGGTAACACATAATATCTTTTACCGTCAATTGTTTCTGTAGTAATATCAATCTAAGGAACTAGATTATGTTTGAATATTTTTCTGGTAGCCATCTATCACCGTATATTTCGCATCCATACGAGCCGTAGTAATAAAGTTACCTGGCTTGTTTGGATCAGGAGCAATCCAATTAAGTGCAATGGGACCAATTCCCTTTGCCATATAATAACGAGCACCAGAAGTTTTCTTTCCCCAAGACTGCTGGTATACCATTGTTACAATGTCAGTATATTTATCACCATTACTGAGAGTCATTTCTGGTAACCAAGATTCCCAAATAACTGTCTGTGTACCTGTCATAAACTGAGGTGGATTAGAAGATAAAGGATTCATTTTTGGATTATTCTTATAGAAACTGCCGATTGTTCCAAATTCTCCCCAACCAATTCCAGGATTCATTACTACTTTCTTACGACCAGTAATCCATCCACCCTCTGGATAATCATCTCTCCATTCCATTAAACCTTGACCAGGAATATATCTCATATACCAAGTGTCAACCCATTTACCAGCAGCATCATAATCAACATAAAGAATGTCTTTTTTATCGTCAGATAGAACAAACTTTACTATTAGATCTGGCATAGATTTATCTACAGTTACGTAGTGGAAATTATAAATCTTTCCGTAAACCGGAGATGGCCAATATTGAGGAACGAAAAATGTTTTTGCTGTCAAGATATGTTCTCCAAAAACTGGTCTGTTGCAGATTCCCAAGAAAATTTTGCTGCTCTCGCAACAGCGTCTTCTGGTCTTAAATGTATAGCATCTTCAATTGCTAATTCTAAATGTTCTTTTACTAAGAAGCCAGAAACACCATCTTCAATAATGTAACGATTAACTTCGTTATCGAATGCAGCAACAGGTAGTCCACAAGCCATTCCCTCTAATACAACAAGACCAAACGTATCTGTTAGCGAAGGCCAAGCAAACACATCATGTTTAGGTAACTCTTGAGCAATTCTTTTAGCATCCATTTTACCTAAGAAAATTGCATCAGGATATTTTGTTTTATATTCTTCCAACTGTGGACCGTCGCCAATAAGAGTTTTACTAATTGATGGATTATCTATGGAAAGAAATGCTTCTATATTCTTTTCTGCTGAAATTCGACCACAATACACTGCAGATATATTGCCGCTCTTTGGTTTAGGATACATTGGATGAAATAATTTTGTATCAACACCACGTGACCAAAGTTTTAGATGTTTAATACCCAACTCTTTACAATAATCAACCATTGAGGGGGTTGTAACCATAACAGCACTGCTGTCTCTATGGAACCAACGAAAATATTCACCGCTAACTCTTGGTGATATACCAGTATGAATCTTAACGTATTCCGGATATTTAGTATGAAAGGATGTTGTAAACTTCTTTCCGTATTTCTTGCAAGAATATCTAGCGGCAAGACCTATTGCTCCTTCTGTTGAAATGTGAATCTTGTCAGAATTCTTCACTTCTTCATCAGCGATACCCATAGGCAAAAGTGGCATAAAAATTCCAGTTGATGGTTGTAATGGTATTGTAAGTTTATACAACCCAGGATGAATTACTTTAACATTATGTCCACGGGATTAAAGATGTTTTAGCGTAGTTTTTAACGTAGTAACCACACCATTGATCTGTGGATCCCAAGCGTCTGTGAATATAGTTATATTCATTAGAGTTTCCTTATAATCTCAAACTTTCCGTTGTCGTATTCAACGATTGCGGTACAGGATTCTACCCAATCGCCTGTGTTCATATATTTAATATTATTAACATCACATATATTAGCGTGATGAATATGACCACATATAATCCCATCTACACATCTTTTCTTTGCATAGTCAGCAACAACTTTTTCGTAGTCTCCAATAAAGTTTACTGCTTCTTTAACAGAGCTTTTTGCCCAAGTAGATAAAGAGAATCCTCTAATATTTAATTTAGCATATATCCACTGTAATTTAACATTAAGAGATATCATGCAATCATATAACCATCCACCAATATAGGCGAGCCATTTCGCGTTCATAGTAACAATATCAAACTGATCTCCATGTATAACAAGATATCGTTTACCATCAACGCCAGTATGTATAACATTATCTACAATTTGGATGTTACCCATCTCAGTTCCGGAATATTCTCTAAGAAACTCATCATGATTACCAGTTACGTAAATTATGTTAATATCCTTTTTAGATTGTTTCAAAAAGAATTGAACCACGTTATTGTGTGTTTGTGGCCAGTAAACTTTCTTTCTCATCATCCAACCATCTATAATATCTCCAATAAGATAATACCTATCAGCTTCAGTAGATTTAAGAAATTCTAATAATCTTTCGGCGTTAGAGTGACGAGTTCCAAGATGTACATCAGATATAAAGATCGAACGATATCTTTTCTTTTTATCTTTTGACACAAATCCTCCTAAGTTATTATCCTCATCTTGTCTTTAAGAATAATATATTCTTTAACGAGAGCAGAACGAACGATATCTTTTGCTTCGAATTCTATAAGATCGAATGATCTCATATTCTTAACAACACGCATGAAGTCAGTTAAACCGTTACGTTCGTGTTCTCTTGTAAAGTCAGACTGTCTAAAGTCTCCACAGAACACAACTTTACAGTTATGACCAATACGTGTGATTACAGAATCTAACTCGTGTAGAGTAGCATTCTGCATTTCATCAACAATAACAATACAATCGTTAAGAGTTATACCACGAATGAATGATGTGGATATAAACTCTATTACGTTTTTCTTTTTCATATACTCGTACGAATCACCTCTACCAAATAATTCAGTACAGATGGCATAATAAGGTGCTTCGTATACTTTAGTCTTTTCTCTATCGCTACCAGGAAGAAATCCCATGTCTCTGGTAGGAACAACGGATCTTACAATAACAATCTTTTTATAGATACAATCTGGATCGTTTAATATTTGTTTAAGCGAAAGGTATAATGCCATGAACGATTTACCTGTTCCGGCAATACCATGAAGCATTAAGTTTTTATCATCTTTAAAAGAATCGAATGCTAGTTTTTGATTCTCTGTTAAAGGATTAAAATGTTTAAGATTAAAATTTATTTTTTCTTGATAATTCTCGGGTGTTTTTCCTTTTTGGCGAAGAAGTCTTTTTTCTCTACGGGTTAATCTTGTTGTTTTTTCTTCTTGCATTATACCCCTACTAAAATGTGTTTATGGTGCTCCTCGTTATACCTTTATTATTTCCCTTCTTCATATGTTTAAGCAGATCACGGAAACCGTTATCAGGTTTACCCATACCTCTGCCAGAATGGATCATAGGAGCTCCATTTACGAGTTGAGTGATATTCGGATTTTCTTGCAAGTATGCATCAAGTTCCGATATCGACATAAAGTTTTCATACTCTTCGCCAGTATCATTGTTTAAAAACTTATAGGTAGGCATTAGTATTTCCAATTACTATCTTCAAGATCATATTCTTGATCATCTTCTTCTACAAAGGCTGATATATCTTTTGTTCTTAACGCACGCTCAACTCTTTTAGCGTTACGTTTATTTTCTCTTTCTCTGCGATCATCCTGATACTCATCATGATCGTTATAATCATTCTTTTTAAATTTTTTTAATGCTGATTTACTCATTTGGAATTAACCCTGGTAGTCCTTCTTTCACGTGTTGAATTGTAATGCCAGGAAATGGCATTTTTTTATCTTTAATCGCGCATAAAAGTTTAGCATCTTGTGGGTCTACTCTTTCAAGTAGTTCTACAAACATTGATTCCCTTTTTGTTTGATTTAAATTATCGTAAAAACCTTTAATAAAGTAACGTAGCTTTTCGATATCTTTAATAAGAACGTGCTGCTGATCAACTAGATCGTTTGGTCTATAAGGAGGTTCTCCTTCTGGTAGTAACCATTCAACACTAGGATCAAACGCTCCTTGTAAAATAACACGTAGAGGAAGACTGTCATTATATCTAATAGCGTCAATCTTTTCTTGTGTCTTTTTTAATTTAGAAACCTTTAATAAAAATTCATATAGACCAATTTGCATTATTATCTCCTAAAATTCGCTCAAATGTTCAGTAAGGTTTTTGAGTTTGTTTGCTATAAAATAATTTAGTAGTTTGCTACGATCTCGCCCTTTTTGAGATTCGAATTGTTGCATAACTTTTTCTCGAATTTCGTTTGGAGTAAAACTTAGGTCTATAAGTTTAGCATTTCTCCAATAATTTCTAGCTAAAGGTTCTTCTAACTCTTTTGTATCAGTACCAAGGATTTTTTCCATCTTTTTAGCTGTCAACGGTCTTTGTCTATCACCGACAACAAATACATTATCAGGAGATAGAATATTAGGAATACCGTCCCCAGCATCTCCCTTTAGGATGTGTTCGTGAAGAAATCGTTCGGGATCGTCGTGCTTAATCCATTTCTTACGGGTGGGATCATACTGTGAAACATTAGGATATGTATGCAACTGAATAAAATCTTTATCGCCTGATAGAATTAGAATTTTCTCACCAGTATTTAGT